GGGCCAATAAGCCCTTCGAGCTTTTCGACTGGCAGAAGTACGACCTGACCATCCCGCTATTCGGTTGGCAGTCTCCTGATGGGTTGCGCCGGTTCCGCAAGTCGATCAACTGGACGCCCAAGAAGCAAGGCAAGAGCAACTATGCGGGCGGCTTGGGTAACTACATGCTGGTTGGTGACGGCGAAATGTCGCCCGAGGTCTACTGTTCCGCCACGTCCCGGCAACAGGCGGGCATCATCCACAAGGTTGCGCGGGACATTGCGAAGGCATCCCCGGCCCTTGCCAAGCGCGTCACGCCCTACGACACGATGGCGCGGATGGTTTGCCAGAAGAACAACGGCGTCTTCCAGGCGCTGAGTTCAGAGACGAAGGGCAGCGAGGGGCTCAATTGGCACTTGCATATCTTCGACGAGATCCACGTCAACAGCCGCCCTCTTGTCGAGGCGCTGGAAAAAGGCGGCATCGCCCGCGAGCAATCGCTCCTGTTCTCCATCTCCACGGCGGGTATCTTCGACCCCTACTCCATCGGCTGGCAGTACTGGGAGCACTCACAGCACATCCACGGCGGTTCCATCATGGACCCCAAGGTTCACACCCTCATCTATGCCGCCGACCCTGCAAGCGATTGGATGGACCCGGCAGTCCATAAACGCGCCTGCCCATCCCTTGACCTGATTACCAAGGCCGAAGATATGATGCAGGAGGCCAACGACGCAAAGAAGATACCGACAAAACTGAACGCCTTCAAGCGGTACAACCTGAATATCTGGGTGCAGTCTGCCGAGCGTTGGCTTAATCACGACCGCTGGGTGTCGCGTGGGCACAAAGATCCGCAGCCTTGCATAATGCGCGACGGCGAGCTAATCCTTTCGCCCTACGCAAAGGCGCTGGTTGGCCGTCACTGTTTCGGGGGGTTCGACTTGTCCACCACAACCGACATGACCGCCGCGGCGCTGTGGTTCCCTGCCACAAGCGACGGCCAGCCACACTACCAGATCACCATGTTCTGGGTGCCGGGCGAGGATGTCGTCTCCCTCGGCCACAACGCCAAAGCCCCCTACGGCCAGTGGATAGACGAAGGCTGGCTGCACAAGACTGATGGCGATGTCGTGGACTACCAGGCCATGCGCCAGTTCTACAACGCGGCCAACAAGTATTTTGCCATCGAGGACATCGGCTATGACCGATTCAATGCAACCAGCATCGTGAGCGACTTGGTAAGCGACGGCTTTGAGCTTGTCACACACCCCACCGGCTTTGGCGGCATGTCTCCACCCATCAAAGAGATCGAATCTATGCTGGGCAAGCGCGGCGCACTCTGCCACGAGAACCATCCGATCTTGAACTGGAACATCGCCAACGCGCAGGCGCTGAGCAATTCAAACGGCGACCGGCGATTGGTCCGAATGCACAAACAAAGGAGGTACCACATAGACGGAGCATGCGCTAACTTAACCGCTCTTTGGCGTTACATCAACAACCCGGACGCAGGCCCGAGCGTCTACGAAACGAGAGGGATCGATACCATATGATAGGACTGACTGAGTTTGAATTGGCGTGCCCATCGTGCGGGAATGGAAAGATGATCCGCACCGGAAGCCTTGAGATGCTTGTCTATCGGCGGTGTAGTGCGTGCGGGTTCAAGGCCAAGTATAGGCGCGTGAGAATCACCGACATGGGAAGTGTAGCCGCGCTTTTCCTAAATCAGGAACAGAACACTAGCGTAGCGGTTCGGGTTGATATATCCTCAAGACATGAGCAGCCCCCAAGCTGAAAAATTAGACAAACTGACCTACAGCGGCATTGCATTTATTGCAGCCGGAATAGGCATGAACTTCAATATCGGCTATGCGGCTATCGCTGCCGGGGCGCTGCTCTTTTCTTGTGCTATGGTATATATCCTTTTTGTGATGCCTAAGCCCCCGAGCGCCCGCCAATGATAGGCGACCTTGTAACGCTGGCGTCAAGTTCGCCTAATGCTGGCGATGATTTCTGGTACGCGCCGATCCATTCTGGGGGCGTGTCAACCAGCGGCGTGACCGTCACCGAAGAGAGCATGCTGTCCTCCACGGCTGTCCTACAGGCCGTCCGCCTGAACGCCGAAATGGTTGCGACCCTCCCGCTGAACCTGTTGGAAAACTTCATCAACGAAGACGACCAGCCGGAAGTGCGGCACGCCGTCAAGCATCCGCTCTATAATGTTCTGCGATTCAAGCCTAACCCGCACTTGACGGCGTTCCAATTCTGGCGTATGGCCGCAGCGAGTGAAATCATTCGCGGCGACTTCTTCGCGCAGATCCTACGCGCCCCCAATGGCAAGGCAGAGCTTTGGCCGCTTGAGCATAGCCGCGTCAAGATTATCCGAATTGATGCGCGCACAATTGTGTACGAATACACCCCGCCCAAAGGCGACCCTATCCCTATCGCTGAGGCGGATATGTTCCACATCAGCGGGTTCAACACGGGCGGGCTTGTTGGTCGTGGACTTATCAAGGACGGCGTTGACGCCATTGGCCGACTGAAGGCCGCAGAGACCTACGGCGCATCCGTGTTTAAGAACGGCGCAGCGCCTGGCGGCGCATTGCGTCACCCTGGCAAGAGCCTTTCCGAGGCCGCACGTAACAACCTTCGGGATTCATGGAATGCGCTACACCAAGGCGTACACAAGGCGCACACCGTCGCCATTCTTGAGGAAGGCGTCGAGTGGGTGAGCACTGGCATTCACCCGAAGGACGCGCAGCTTATCGAGGCGATGCAGTTCCAGATCCTTGAGGTTGCCCGCGCCACCAACACCCCGCCGCACTTGCTCATGGATATGTCCAAGATGGGCGTGACCAACACCGCAGAGCTTGCGCGGCAGTGGCTGATCTTCGGCCTTGGCGCACGCCTGAAGAACATCGAGCAGTGTGTGCTTACAAAGTTCTTTGGCGAGGCCGACTGGCACACATACGAGCCGCGCTTCGACACGGAACAGATTCAGCGACCTGACATGAAAACCTTCTATGAGTCGATGCAGATCGCGTGCGGTCGTCCGTTTGTGTCTGTGAACGAAGCCCGCGCCAAGGTTGGCCTAGGTGCTGTGGATGGTGAAGACGTAATCCTTGCGCCGCTGAACATGGGCAACGCTGGCGGCGACCCTGCGCTAACGCCGCAGCCCCTCGCGCCCAAGCTGGAGAACCAAGATATTGAGTAACAAGCTGAAAAAGCTGTCGGGCAAGAATCACACCCTGCGCGCCGTGTTTGCGATGGAAAATCCCGCTACTGAAAAGACGCCGGGATACATTCGCGTGACCGGCCTTGCATGCCCGACCGGAGTTGAAACCGTGCGCTGGAATATGTTTCGCCTCCGCATCGCGCCGGGTGCATTCAATAAGACGATCCAAGAGCGCAACGTCCGCGCCTTGTGGAACCACAACGACGACTTTCCCCTCGCGTCAACCGGCAGCGGCACCCTAATGCTGTCCGTTGCGCCTGCTGGCCTGATGGTTGACTTTGAAATGAGCGACGTTGGCATCAATGCCACGTTTGCCGACAACCTCGTGCGCGGGATTGTCGAGGGCTTTTCCATCGGCTTCGACATCGTAAAAGAGTCGTGGACCTATGGTGAGAATGGCGAAATGGATCTGCTGGAAATACAGGAAGTGAAACTTGACGAAATTTCACCCTGCACCCTTCCGCAGTTTGAAGACGAGACGTATGTCGAGGTGATTGAGAACGCACGTCAATTGCATGCGCAGGCGCGGGCCGGTGCCGCCACCACTCCCCATCTGGAGCCGGAGCACGCCGCTGAGGTAGCCGCTGATCAGGACGATCAACACTCGCTTAGCGAGCGCCGCGCACGAATTGCACGGGCGAAACTTGCAATCGCAAAACACAGAGGAACCATCACACAATGACCGAACTGAGCACCAAGCGTGGCGAATTGTTCGCCAAGATGGAGGCGCTTGCAAACCGCGCCGCCAACTGGACCGAAGAAGAGCAGACGCAGTTTGCAGCCTACGAGACCGAACTTGAGAACCTTGACCAGCGCATCGCGAAGGTGACGAAGTTCAGCGC